CTACCAGTTCTTACATAAAATTGAAAGATAGTATGACAAGGCGCCAATACCATATAATGTAAATTCGCTGGATCGAGTGCAGTAAACATAATTCTCCTACTAGTTGGATCATTTCTAATAAGATTAATGCAATCATCTATCTGATTAACACCCTTACCAGTATAGTCTTCATCACACCCCTTATAATCTGCACCAAAATGATTCCATTGAAACCCATACATTGGTCCCATATCACCTTCCTTATAATTTAGATTTCTTGATTCCAAAAATGAGGCACTTGTATTCCCTTTCCAAATATTAATTCCCTTAGCTTCTAATTTTTTAGAATCTGTTTCACCGTTAAGGAAAAACATCAACTCTTCAAATACATTTTTAAAACTTACATTTTTAGTTGTAAATCGGGGAAGTGTATCACCAATTTCAAATTCTAAATGTTCACCAAAAAGACTATATACCTTTGCATTCCTAGTTTCGCGAAATTCTCCACTATCTAAAACTTTTTTTACAAGTGCTATGTATTCAATTTCACCCATCGTTACTATTAATAATAGTCTATCTACCTTTAAATTGTTTATGTAAATTTTAACGAGATTTTGAATTTATTAAAAACGCCATAGTCTATACGTACTGGCGTTATAATTTAAAACACCAGGATCACCTTTGTTATAACTAAGACAAATAGGCTGACTTAATCTATCTAAATTTTCAGAAACTAACCAATCAATACTATTATATTCTTTTGGATGCCACCATTCACTTGGTATATTAAATACCAACCCAGGAGCCGTAAATCCTTCGATATTTCTCAATATTCCGTTTTGCATAAATAATGTGGTGACACATATAGTAATAAGCGTAATAAATAATGACGAAGAACAATCCATTGTAATAAGCGTAACAAATATTTTAATAAATTTTAATATATTAATATATTTAATAAATTTAATATATTTAATAATGAGTTGTCAAGATGATGAAATGTGTAAAAATATAGATCAGGAAAATAGCACACCAGGAAATATTATATATGAATGTCCAAACAGTACTTGTAATAACGGTGTATGTTCGTGTGATAGCAACTGTCAATTAGACAACTGGTATGGAATATGTGTTAACAACAACCCAACACCTGGACCAACCCAAACACCTAGACCAACTCAAACACCTAGACCAACACAAGCAAATGGTGGTCCGTCAGAGGGTTATTGTCAAGATGATGAAATGTGTAAAAATGTAGATCAAGAAAATATGGCACCGGGTGATCCAATAAAATACGAATGTCCCAACAGTACTTGTAATAACGGTGTATGTTCGTGTGATAGCAACTGTCAATTAGACAACTGGTATGGAATATGTGTTAACAACAACCCAACACCTGGACCAACACAAACACCTGGACCAACTCAAACACCTAGACCAACACAAGCAAATGGTGGTCCGTCAGAGGGTTATTGTCAAGATGACGATATGTGTAAAAATGTAGATCAAGAAAATATGGCACCGGGTGATCCAATAAAATACGAATGTCCAAACAGTACTTGTAATAACGGTGTATGTTCGTGTGATAGCAACTGTGTAAATTCTTCTAGAACTGGTATATGTGTTAGAGAAGATACACCTAATATTCCTATTAAGGTTCCACTCTTGAATAAATGTGAAAAAATAAAAATATCTGAAAATGAATTTGTATGTTGGAAAAGAGTCGAAGAAAATGATAACATATATATCAAAAATTGTGATTCGGCAGAGTGTGGTATAAACAAATCTAATTCTAAATATATAAAAAAATATGTAGCCGGAACTTATTCTAATGTATATAAAACCGAGGTTGCTGTTAACGATAAACCTTTTCCACCTGCCATAATTATATTACTTGTATTTATTACACTACTATTAATGATTTTTATTATATCCTAATAATCTTATTAAATGTTTATAACAGTAAGATTAATATTAGCGCATTTGATGAAACATACTATGATGAACCATATTATGCGTAAAAAGTCTCGAAAGTCCCGTAAAAAGTCTCGCAAGTAAAATCTATTTAAAAGTAAGACTGGTAATATATTTAAAGAACTTCATAATGAAAAGATTTAAAAATAATACAGGTGATACAACCAGTGACAGTGACTCAGATATAAAGGTTCCTAATATTTCAAACGAATGGTCAAATAAATTCGTTTTTAGGTTAGATAACACAGATGTTTTAGAATTTAATCCAGATAACATAAAATATAATGATTCACCTAGTAGGACATCACAATCCTTGGTAGATACTGAGAAATATAAGCATCTTGTAAATAATAAGAATCAAATTGATGAATTTAAAATTAGAGATAAAATGTATCTCTGGAATAAATGGAGTAAAATAGTAAATCCTTATGAAAAAATAGGGAATTTTTCTAAGGTGGATGTTACTATTAGTAGGGCATTTTTTAAGGTATATGAAATTATATATTACTTTAACATTCACAAATTGGATGTTAAGAATAGTCTTCATATTTGTGAAGCACCTGGTGGGTTTATTAGTGCTAGTAAATACATATTTCCCGATTTAGAATGGCATGCCCAAACTTTATATGAAGGTGGTGGTAGTCTTAAAATAGATTCTGGTCTAGATGAATCTAGATGGATTCTCAATGGTGATGGAAACATATACTATTTAAAAAATATTTTGGAACTTAGGGATAAACTATATCCTATAGGACTAAGAGATCTAATTACTGGTGATGGTGGTTTTGATGTATCTCATAACCCTAATAATCAGGAACAATTATCACTTAAGCTTATTTACGCTGAAATGTTAACGGCTCTTAATTGTCAAAACAAAGGTGGTACATTTATATGTAAAATATTTGATTCTGTAACAAGACCTACACAACAAATACTTTTAATACTTAATAATTATTACACCAGTGTTAATTTGATTAAACCAAGAACAAGTAGATATACAAATTCAGAAAAATATATAGTGGCTTTAGGATTTAAAGGGATTTGTTCAGCCGAGTTGGATAAATTCAATTCAATCTTAGAAAATTGGGATAATGTACCATATTGTAGGGACTTTGGTGTCGAGACTAGTAAATTTAATTTTCAAAATATTCATACATACAATACATTTATTTCAATCAATCAGGCTTGGTATATTCATCAAGCCGTACAACATTCTAAAATAAATAATAAAACAGTATCTAATAATTTAGAGACGATGCAGAATAAGAGAGCACTCATATTTTGCCTAGCCTTTGATTTAAAAAGTGATGAAACAATGTGTGAACATAAAAATCTTAATAAAATTACAGGAAAGTGCAATATTAAGTATTTGTTCAAATGTCAAAATTGTCTACAATTGTTGGTTAAAATAGATAAATAATTTATTTAGCTTTTTCTTTTTCCAAGTTCCACGAATGCACAGCATCCTTAAAAGCATCTTTGTGACTAATTGTGGGTGTCTTAATCTTAATCTCTCTAATCTTATCACCAACATAAAGATTGTACTTACTAGGTGCCTTCTTCTTTTTAGGTACTAGTGATTTACCAGCCTTATTAGCTTTCTCAAGACTAGCTACTTTCTCATTGAGGGTATTAAATTCTTCTCTTGTAACGATAGTAGTCATATTATTAATTATCATAACCATTAAAATATTACCGATTAACCGCAACAATAGTAATATTAAAATATTTTATAATATTAAGAAAATAATGTCTGATAATGGTATTCATATTAGAGTTGCAAGATGTTCAGAATGTTCATTAAATGCAGATACTGCCATGTTTGGATATTTTTTATCGGTTAATAATTGTAATGAAGTATATAGAATGAATGGAGACAAAAATTATACAACTCATACTTGTGACGTAGCTATAAATAATAGGAATAGTAGGTATGAATGTAAACAAATTGAATCAATAAGTGATTGTATTGATCGCCTTAGCTATTGCCTAGACCCAACATTTAAAGACCCGAATAATAAGAATATGAAGAAATTTTGTGATTCCGTCGTTGTTGAGGGTGAAACTCATCAAGAATTCGGTGACAAAAGTTATTATATTTTAGATGGCCACATACTATGGAATCTCCAAATGGAAATATCTAAATGCGGAACATCCCGTACCTCAACGCGCAATTCAGATGGATTTTCATGGCCCACAGACCAACAACCTAACTGTTTCCCATATTCAGAAGTATTTATTGATAATGGACCTTTCGATGGTGAAGTTATGAAATGCCCTAGTGGGAAAACAACTATGGTAGAAACAGTTTGTGATAGAGATAGTGGATTTGATTACCAATGTAATCCAGAAAGTTATGCTGTAGCTGATTGTTGTATAAGCAGTTCTAATTGCTCAAACACCGTTTTGGGTTGTGAAGCATTAAGAGATACTGGTGCTAAAATATGTGGTGATTTAGGGACAGAGAATATGAAACAATGTGGTAATCCGTGTGCTAGTATTATTAATATTCCCCCACTAAAGGATGGGACTGAGGATGCTTTGTGGAAATCAGATATTTGTGAATTTTTTTGTCCCGATATAAGTGTTCAAAATTATTGGTTTGGAAACCCAGATAGTTCAGATAATTATGAAGATAGTAAAATTGAGGGAAATTCCGAAGATAGATACAAATCAAGAATATGTAGTGAGGAGTATTTTAATCTTTGTAGACTTTCCGGTTGTACACCAAGTAGTACTTGTAAAGTTCGTTGGGGTGAAGAAGAAGGTCAAAAATATAGAGATTATCCAAAATTATATCCACATGTACATATTAAGTAAATGCTGTCTAATTGACAAAATTTTAAAATATTTATTATAACTAATGGTTAAGTATAATAAATATGTTATTTTAGAAATTATTCAGATTTCTATAATATTGTTTGTCATGTCCATGTTTGTTTCGTTTATTATGTCTAACGTCTTTACAAAATTTGATGAATTTATAATTTACCAAGAATATTCAGATTTTGTTTATACTTTTATTAAAATAATTGAAGTGCTCACCCAACTAATCATTATAACCATAGCGTACTTTTATTTAGAAAAGATTTTGTATAAAATACCATCTATATCTGGTTTTGTTAATTCAAAATACGAATCATACGTTACAGCTAAACATGCCATGCACGTAGTTATTATTATATCATTGATTGAATTAAATAACAGCATTAAAGACGGATTCCACTTTCTAGCATATAAATTCACACACTAATGAAAAATTTTATAAAAGTGCAGCTCCCGAACAAGTTGATAACAGAAATGTTTCAAGAACAACCACCCAATGGTAACACTTCTAAATTATGAAATCCTACATAATTACAATTTACCATCTACCAACCAATTTATTAAAGTTCCTTGTATTTTTCCATATCTGTAATTTTCTTCCAACCCTAATTGTCCATCAGAATACCAAGATTTTTGGTTACCATGTTGTTTTCCATTATCGTAATTATATTCAAATTGTAATTGTCCATTTTCAAACCAATGTTTTTGGTTACCGTGTCGGTTTCTATTATCGTAATTACTTTCAGATCCCAATTGTCCATCAAAATACCATTCTTTTTGGTTACCATGAAGTTTATCATACTCGTAATTATTTTCAAATTTTAATTGTCCATTTTCAAACCATGACTTACAATTACCATGAAGTTTATCATTCTCGAAATTATTTTCAAATTTTAATTGTCCATTTTCAAACCATGACTTACAATTAC